GACAATATTTAGATGTACGTGGAAGTAAGATGTATTTAAAATTTGTAGTAGCAGATGATATTGACATCGAGGATGTAAAACGTGCAGTAGAACAATATATAGACGCAAACGTACATGTTCCTGTATATGTAATGCCTGTTGGAGGTTGTAAAGAGGAGTACGGAGCTAATAAAGTAAATGTAGCTGAACTTGCACTTGAAAAAGGCTGGAGATATAGTCCTAGGCTGCAGGTAGATTTATTTGGTAACAGTTGGGGTACTTAATTTATGAAAACTTTTACTAAAACTTTTGTAATTACTACAATGGCACTAACTACCATATTACAAAGTTGTAGTAACGAAAATGTTTCTAAGTATAGTTCTACACCAAAGGATGTAGATAATAACAAATACTGGAAGAACGGCATTGAAATAAATTTACCTTACATATATCAGGGAGGGCAAATTCAAAATGTAGATCCGATAGATTTAAATAACGACGGCTTGCAAGATATTATTCTACATACGTCATTAGGACAGCATTATATTAGTTCAGATCTATCTGCTCCGTTTAAAGATGCTCTTGTAGTATACATACAAGAACGTGACGGTAGTTATAGATACGGCAATGAGGAAATATTTGGTAAAGAAATTATAGGTTTTGGAGCACAATCAGGAAAAAAGGTCTTTGCTGATTTTAACAATGATTCATTTATAGATGTTGCTTATTCTTTACATCGTGAGGACGGAAGACCTGGTCCAGTTATTAACGGTAATCTTGTATGGGGTTCTACTCAGCAAGTTGTAATGTCTAATGGCGACGGAACTTATCGCATTGATATTTTATCGGGCCCTCCACTATATCAAACTGGCATTACAACAGTAAAATTTAGTGATACAATAACTGATTTAGTATATGGAGGCGGCTATCCAGTAATGACTGTTTCATATCGATATCATAATAACAAATGGATAATTATAGAAAGTTATCCAACTTTAAGTGGTTGGGATATCCTTGGTATACAAAATTATCTATTAGACTATGATAATGAAGGTCGTTGGATGACTCCTCCTCAAAATGGTATCACTCTCTATAAGCAAAGTGATAATGTTTGGTTAAAACATGATTATTTCACATTAGGCATTTTTGAAACATCAGTAAACCAAGGAATGGACAATGCTTTTAGGTATAATAATCAATTAATGATAAATTTCAATATGGTAAACTCATGTGCTTTAAATTTGAATGATAACACAAAATTATTAATTGCAAGGCTAGAATCGTCTGTTGTACCGGAAAATTATTTTGGTTATTTAGATTATGAAGACTTACCACTGAATATTTGGTATACTGCAATACAAGTTGACGAAAACGGACTTAAAGAATTAGATATACTTAAAGATAGATTTACAAAAGAACATGGTGTATATTTTACTTGTAATGATATAAATGCAGATGGCTATGAAGATGTTGTAGTTCATACTAAAGATTCACCTGTTGAAACTTTTTCTGTATTTTTAAATAATCAAGGTAAAGAACTTATATTAACAAATTTGGAAGGATTGTCAGAAATAGGATCACTTGCTCCTCATGCTTTCTATCAAGATATTAATAACGATGGATTAGGAGACATCGTTATTCAGAATCTTGCAAATTTAAAAATATATCTAGGCACTGAACCACAATTAATTATGGAAAAATAAATGTTTAGTTTTTTTAAAAAGAAAAAAAATCACACATACGAAGACGAAAGAAGAGCAATTTTAGCAGAAGAAAAGAAAATTGCTACAAAAAAAGGAAAACCTTGGGTAGCAGTTCTGGATACACAAATTAATCCTGCAAATATTCGAAATGGTTTTTTTGAATTAGACTGGAACAATCAATTTATTGAAGAATTATTAGATGCAGGTTACACAGGTGAAACAAATGAAGAAATTGTTGATCAATGGTTTAGGACTATTGCTACACAAATATTAAATGAACAAGGGGTTGACAACGACCGCGGAATCGGGTATATTAAAGTATAAACAATCTAATCTAAATAGATATGGCAACTTACATTCTAGTTGATAGTGCAAACACATTCTTCCGTGCTCGCCATGTTGTACGTGGCGATATTGAAACAAAAACAGGTATGGCACTACATGTCACACTTAGTTCTGTTAAAAAAGCATGGCAGGATTTTAACGGCGATCATGTAGTATTTTGTTTAGAAGGTCGAAGCTGGCGTAAGGACTTTTATGCTCCTTACAAGCGTAATCGGCAGGAATCTCGTGATGCACTTACTGAGAGAGAAGCAAAAGAAGATCGGGCGTTTTGGGAATGTTTTGATCAATTCAAAGACTTTATAATAGAAAAAACTAATTGTACTGTATTACACGACCCGCAGCTAGAAGCAGATGATCTAATCGCAGGCTGGATACAGCATCACCCTAACGACCAGCATGTAATTATTTCAACTGACGGAGACTTTGCTCAACTCATAGCACCAAATGTAAAACAGTATAACGGCGTTACAAACCAAACTACAACAATAGATGGATATCTAACAGAAAAAGGTAATCCTGTAAAAGATCGCAAAACAGGCAAACCTAAACCTGCACCCAATCCTGAGTGGCTATTATTTGAAAAATGTATGCGAGGCGATACTAGTGATAATGTGTTCAGTGCATATCCTGGTGTCCGTAAGAAAGGTACAAAGAATAAAGTCGGGTTGCTCGAAGCATTTGATGATAAGAAAACAAAAGGTTTTAATTGGAATAACCTAATGTTACAACGCTGGGTCGATCACGAAGGTAATGAGCATCGTGTACTAGATGACTACAACAGAAATGTTATGTTGTGTGATCTTACAGCCCAACCAAAAGAAATAAAAAAAATAATAAGTGACAAAATACTAGGTACACCTAGTAAATCTGTAGGTCAGGTAGGAATCAAATTTATGAAATTCTGTGCAAAACATGAATTAAATAGATTATCTGAGCAAGCAGAAGCATATGCAAAAATTATCAACTCTAGCTATAACGGAGACACACAATGACAGTTCACGCAAAAGAAATTATAAATGGTAAATTTTGGATTTTAGAAAACAATGGAGAAAAAATTGCTACATTATCAATGGCTGATAATAAATTCTTATTAAGCCACAAAAAAGGTATTAAATTTTATGACGATACAAACTTGCTAGAAACAGAAATTAATGATAAAATTATATGGGATAAATTAGAAATCACAGAAAGTACAACAAAAGAACTATACGGTTATCCAACTCGAGTAACGCCGACAAACTCTGTTTACGACATTTCTAGAAAATTACCATTATTTACCAAAGGAGAAAATTCAAAAAGTTACTACTGTGCCGGCTATTACATTATTGGCTTTGAAAAAGGTTGGTTGAAAAGTTTTTGTCCTAAACTTGTAACTTTAGAAAAATATCCATACGAAGGACCGTTTAAGAACAAGATCGACATGAAAGCTGCATTACGGAAAAGAAATGGAAAATGATTTAATCAATACAAGTTCAATTATAAATTTTATTAAGATTGTTAAAAACGCAGAGTTAGAACAGCAGCGAGAAATTAAAATGACATTAAAAGACGCTAAAAACTTGTCATATGCTCTATCTTTAGTTTTAGCTAGATACACAAGTAATTTAGAAAATTTCATTGTAAATAATACGGAAAATAAGAAAGAAGAAATAATTCAAATTACAATGGATGGAGGAAAAGGCTGGTAAATTATAAATATATTATTGGAAATATTTATGAGTAGACCACAACCTACAGTATTATTAGAATATATTAATAAAAATAATTATAAAGCTGAACAAGTTTTAGCTGCTGATGCAATATGGGTAGTATTGTATAATTCTAAACCTTTCAGTTTAAAAAGCTTACATAGTATACTAAATAATCCAGGTCCTAAATATAAAAAAACTAGTTTCACAAATCCCGGACATGCGTATAGTTTAGCAAAAAAATTGAATGCTTTGCACCAAACTGACAAATTCACTGTTATAAAAATAGATCGATTTGATGTCTAAAGAAACATATACTAAAATTTTTTTAAAACAAGCTGACATTGCTATATCTCCGCCAACTTTAAAACTGTACACAAGAAAATGGTGGCAAAATACTAGAGATAAAGAAACTGGCGGCATGCGCTTAACTGATGAAGGGTTTGATTTCCTTAAAAATCAAATAGATTTAAGATTTTATGAAATACCGTTGCCTAGAACACTCAAGTTGACCACACAAACTATTATTTTCCTTGATCAATTTATAACTTGTCCTTACTTCCTAGAGCAGAATAGTATTTTTGTCACAGATGAAAAAAAGTCTATGGAGCTACATCTTTTTAGTGGCGATTTAGAAAAATATGGGTTAACAAAGGCAATGAGTAGATATGACTGATAAAGAATTACAGGACATCCTAGCTGAACTTTCTGATAGCCCATCTACCTTCAAGACTGCTATAGAGACATATAAAAATATGTCCGATTCCGATCTTAAGCGAGAATTAGGCAAGCAAATTAAACAGGCCAAAGAAAATTTTGAAAAGCTAGACATAATGCTAGAAGACTTGCAATGGGACATCGAAACTGAACTTGTTAATCAAATTTTAGCAAAAAATTCTCAAAAAAACCCTTGACCTTTCCTGCACACCTGCTATACTATTATTATGTTGCGTAACAGAGCGCAACGCATTTTAACCCTACCAGGAGATACTAAATGGATACTGCACGAACACTTTCCCCAAACAAAGCCAAGTCACGTATTTCACATGCTATCACTAAGAAGCGTCCAGTATTCATTTGGGGGCCTCCAGGCATTGGCAAGAGTGACATTGTGCATCAGATTGGCGATGCACTTGATGCTCACGTCATTGATGTTCGATTGAGTTTGTGGGAACCTACCGACATCAAAGGCATTCCTTATTACTCAGCAGAAGACAACAAAATGAGCTGGGCACCTCCAGTTGAATTACCTGATGCTGCAATGGCTTCACAACACAAGGCTATCATCTTGTTCTTAGATGAGATGAATTCTGCTGCACCTGCTGTACAGGCTGCTGCATATCAGCTTATTCTTAATCGTCGTGTAGGCGCTTACGAACTGCCAGACAACGTTTATATTGTTGCTGCAGGTAACAGAGAAACTGACAAGGGTGTTACTTATCGCATGCCTGCTCCGCTTGCTAATCGCTTTGTTCACTTAGAACTTGCTGTAAGCTTCGACGACTGGTTTAACTGGGCCGTTGACAACAAAATCCACAAGGATGTTGTAGGCTTTTTGCAGTTTGCTAAACGTGATTTGTATGACTTTGATCCAAAAAGCCCCAATCGTTCATTTGCTACTCCCCGCAGTTGGAGTTTTGTAAGTGAATTGCTCGAAGACAATCTCGACGACGAAACTACAACTGATCTTGTATCAGGGTGTGTCGGCGAAGGTCTTGCTATTAAGTTTGTTGCACATCGCAAAGTTGCTGCAAGCATGCCTAATCCAACTGACATCCTCGAAGGTAAGATTAAAGAGATCAAATCAAAAGAGATCTCTGCAATGTACTCACTTACTGTTTCACTGTGCTACGAACTAAAAGAGGCATGTGACAAAGGTGACAAGAAGTTTGACTCTAAAGTTGACAAGTTTTTACGCTTTATGATGGATAATTTTGAAACTGAACTTGTTGTTATGGGTGTAAAACTTGCACTTACACAATATCAACTTCCGATTGATCCGGACGAAATTGAGTGCTTTGATGAATTCCACGAGCGTTTCGGACGTTATATTACAAAAGCTCAACAAGCTTAATCCTACCGGGCGCCAAGTGCGCCCATTTTTTCCTTGACTTCCTGCCCGCATTCTCATATAATATAAGTATACTTAAAACATAGGAGACTTTATGACTGTTGACACTGAAGAATTCAAACCAAAAGACTTATCTCCAGAAGAACTTGCTAAAATGAGCAAGGAGGTCGAAGACAAAATTATTGTTGCTCGTGTAGGTCTTCTGCTAAGACATCCATTTTTCGGCAATATGGCAACTCGTCTTAAAATCAAATCCTGCGATGCGTGGTGTCCTACTGCTGCAACAGACGGCAGACATCTTTACTACAATACACAATTCTTTAACGAACTTACAGAAAAACAGATTGAATTTGTAATTGCACATGAGATTTTACATTGTGTATACGATCACATGAGTCGCAGAGATGATCGCAATCCTATGCTGTACAACGTTGCCTGTGACTATCTTGTAAACAATCTATTGTTACGTGAACGCATTGGCGAGAAAGTTACACAGATTCCTATTTTCCAAGACTATAAATACGACGGCTGGACTAGCGAAGAAGTGTATGACGAGTTAAAGAAAAAATCAGATGCTGAAGGTGAAGAGTTTATCAAGGAGTTAGGAGATTTACTAGACGAGCATATGGATTGGTCAGACGGCGGTGAGCAAAATGAGGAGGGATCTGGATCAGGAGATGGCGATACTGAAAATGGCAGACCACGCAAACTAACAGCAGAAGAGATCAAAGCAATCAAAGACGAAGTAAAAGAAGGCATGTTGCAGGCTGCCCAAGCTGCAGGGGCAGGTAATGTTCCAGGCGAAATTAAACGCATGATACAGGAACTTACCGAGCCTAAAATGAATTGGCGTGAAATCATCCAAACCCAAATCCAGTCTACAATACGCAACGATTATACTTTTGCTCGCCCAAGTAGAAAAGGTTGGCATACCGGTGCAGTATTACCAGGTATGAACTTTGAGGATACAATTGATGTTTGTGTTGCACTTGACATGAGCGGATCTATTGGGCAGGATCAAGCTCGTGACATGCTCAGCGAGCTACAAGGTATTATGCAACAGTATAAAGATTATAAGATTAAAGTTTGGTGTTTTGATACTCAAGTTTACAATGAACAAGATTTTTCATCCGATAATGGCGATGATGTAAATACATATGAACCAAAAGGCGGCGGCGGCACAGATTTTATGTGCAATTGGGAGTACATGAAACAGAATGACATTGAGCCTAAGAAATTCATTA